ACCGGATCGACCGGTATGCGGTTGAGACTCTGCTGGGGATGACGCAGGCGGACAGTCCGTTGCATCGGCTGTTACTGAGTATCTCGGGCAATGGCGCGCAGGCGGCAGAAGATGCGCTGGTGCGGGGGATGCTGCTGGGGAAAAATCCGCGCCAGGTAGCGCGGGAGATGCGGCGCGCGCTTGGTACAACACTGAGCAGGGCGTTGACGATTGCGAGGACTGAGACGCTGCGGGCGCACCGGGAAGCTACACGTGCCAGTTACCAGGCGAACAGCGATATTGTGGCGGGTTGGGTGTGGTACTGCGCATTGGGTACCAGGACGTGTGCCGCGTGTTGGGCGATGCATGGTACGGTACACCGGATAGACGAGATACTCGATGATCATCCCAATGGTCGTTGTGCAATGGTACCGAAAACCAAGACCTGGTCTGAGATTGGACAAATGTATGGGGTTGATTTGTCTGGTATTTCAGAGACAAGTATTAATTTTCCAATGGGGGCAGATATTTTCGAAGGTTTACCGGTTGAGCAGCAAATCAAAATTTTGGGGCCGGCCAAGTACGCAGCGTGGAAAGATGGAAAATTTACTCTTGCTGATGTCGTGGGCCGTAAGCGCTCAAAGGAGTGGGGAACGCACCGGTACGAGAAGAGCCTGGCACAATTATTGGGTACAGAAAACCACCCCGCTGAAGCGGGTGGTAGTTCACTGGATTGACAAGATTTGCGTTATAATTAAATTGGCTCAGCGAGGTTGCAATGTCAATTAGTGAAAAGCCCTGGTCACGATTTAGCGAAAGCGATTACAGCGATGAGCAGTGGTACGAAGTGTGCCTGATCAAGCCGCCAAAGAGCGAATACTCGGCAAAGGCGCAGGCAAAGTTGCCGGTGCGGGAACCGGATGGAACCTTGAACAGAAATGGCATACATGCGGCAGCGGCGGCGCTTGCCGGTGCGCGGGGTGGGGTAAAAGCGTCACCAGAGGAAAAGCGTAAGGCTGCGCGGGCATTGCTGCGTCTGTACCGAGAACTGGAGGAAGAGCCTCCAGAATCTATCAAGAGGTTGGCTGAATGAACGGAAAACCACATTCTGAGCGGGTCATCGTTTCTCTCGTTGAGAAAGTGCTCGAAACCGGAAAAGAGCGCGCGGCTTTGTTCAGTGAATACATTTGTCTACACTACAGAGCCACAGGAAGACTCGCTCCCGGGTGTGATGCAAAAGATTTCTACTTTGTTTTAGACCAACTTTTGGAGAATAAGAAAAATGTCTGACGAAACCAAGACCCAGGTGGTCACCGAAGGCGCAACCCAGGAGGTTGCACAGTCCGAAGCCCAGGCGGCGGAGGAAGAACGTTTCGATACTGAGTATGTGCGCAAACTGCGCGCGGAAGCGGCTGAATATCGCAAGCGACTGCGGGAGTTAGAGGGCAAGGTCAAGGCAGAGGAAGAAGCCAAGATGACCGAGCAGGAGCGCCTGCAGAAGCGGCTTGCGGAGCTGGAGCGCAAAGAGACCGAATACCAGCAGCTTCTTCAGGGGAGAACGCTAGAATACGAGGTCAAATTGCACGCGGCGCGGCTGGGTGTTGTTGATCCAGAGGCGGCTTATCGGCTGCTCGACCTGAAGCAGGTCGAATTCGATGAAGACGGTAAGCCGGTGAATTTGGAGAAGGTGCTAAAAGACTTGGTGGCTAAGAAATCCTATCTCGTGGGAGCCACCAGTGTGGCATCACCGATGAACCCCGCCCAGGGACGCGTCTCCGGTCAGCAGGTCTTCACGCGTTCGCAGTTACGCGATCCAAAGTTTTTTGCATCCAACCGTGAGGCGATTATGCAAGCCATGCGGGAGGGGCGTATTCTAGAAGATTGATGAGGTGTAACTATGGCTACTATCACGAAGTCCTCGATGGACACGATTGGTTTTGTTCCTGAGATCTGGGCGCAGGATGTGCTGTCGATCCTGAAACCCGACCTTATTCTTGCGCGCACCGTTGCGCGGGATACTGATTTCGACACTCCCCAAAACCCAGGGGATGTGATCAACATCACCTATCCTGGCACGTTCACCGCGCAGGACAAGGCGGATGGAACTGCAATCTCTCCGCAGGCTCCCAGCGGTGGGATGAAGGTTAGCGTAGCGCTGAACAAGTTCAAGACGGTGGACTTCCTGGTTGAGGATTTTGCCGCAGCGCAGTCCAACCAGGACTTGCTCCAGCGTTACACTAAGCCCGCGGCGGTCGCGATTGCTACGGCGATTGAAAGCGATCTGTTCGCCCTGTACTCCGGGCTTTCGACCAGCGTTGGGACGAGCGGCACAGATCTGACGGCTGCAACGATCCGCGCGGCGGTGAAAGCGCTCAACGACGCGAAGGTACCTACTACAGATCGCTATTTGGTAATTTCTTCGAAAGATCACGTTGCACTGCTTGGTGACTCCAACCTTGCCGCGTTTTTCGCCAATGCAGCTCCTGACGCTGTTAAGCGTGGGGAACTCGGAATGCTGTACGGCTTTGAAACGCATATGAGCCAGTTGGTGCCGGTCGTGAGCGGTACTCCGAATTCCACGAAGAACCTGGCTTACCACAAAGAGGCGTTTATCCTTGCCTCTAGACCATTCAAGCCGATTCCTGCCGGCGCTGGTGTGCTGTCCACTCAGATCAACGACCCTGAGATCGGTCTGTCGATTCGGGTGCTGTATCAGTACGACATGGACAACCGAGGCGTTCGGGTCGCTTTCGACGTGCTCTACGGCGTTGCCGAACTCCGCGATGCTGCCGGTGTCGTGGTGCTGAGTTAGTTGTTTATCGGTACGGTCGGAGCGGCAGAGTTACTCCTTTGCTCACCGCTCCGACCAATTGCGAGGTGAAAAATGGCGCAAATTGTTGTCAACCCGCACGGAGCAGTGCACAGCATCCCGGATGAATGGCTGCAGGATCATTTGAAACGCGGTTTTCGCATGGCTACTGCGGAAGAGATTCAGCGCTGGTACGAGGTGCAAGGACTGGAATTCCCGGAGGTGAGCGATGGCGCGGACGAGCATGGCGCAGCTGATAAGCCTGGTGAGAGACCTGATCGGCGACCCCGCCGGAGCCGAGCAGACGTTCAGTGACGATCAGATTGAACGGTCACTGGATGTACACCGCTGGGAGTTCCGGTACCTGCCGCTGAAACCACTGAACACAGTCATCGGCGGTAGTACTGAGTATCGCGACTGGTACAGCGCAGAACAATACTGGGAAGGCGATGCTGTGCTGTGTGACGGTGCTTATACTCGGCTGACGCCGGCCAGTTCCGACGCGCTGCACGGGCGATGGTCGTTTGCGGCTCACCAACCGACTGTACTTGCGAGCGGGAATGTGTATGATCCCTACGGCGCGGCTGCTGATTTGCTGGAAATGTGGGCTGGAAAGGTGGCATTGGAGTTCGATGTTGATGCTGACGGGGCGTCCCTAAAACGCAATCAGAAACAGCAGGCTCTGAAAGATCTGGCTGCTCAGTATAGAAGGCAACAGCGCATCATTATATCGCAGCAGGTGCGGTATGACATCTACTGATCTGGCGAAGATTCGAGCAGAGCAAAACAAGCTGCTGCCGGAGACGGCCTACATTCAGCGGCTGACGGTGACGAACGGCGCGGACGGGCAATCTGAAGCCTGGACGACCTACGCGACCGTGAACGCGCGGCTGGGTGAACCAAAGGGTGACGTTGAAAAGCAGGTGGCAGCGACCATCAAAGTTGGGAAGGTGAACGTGATCACGCTGCCCTTTGGTACAGCGATAGAGGACAGCGACCAGATACAGATAAGCGGTGTGAACTACCGCGTTCACTGGACGAACAAGAACAAGAGCTGCGCGACAGCATTGCGCGTGATAGTGACGGAGGTTTGATATGAGTTTTGACCAGATTGTGAACGGCGTTCCCTTGATCTTTGTAGTCATGGGACTGGTGGAACTGGTGAAGGCGTTCGGATTGGGCGGGAAGGCATTGACGGCGGCCAGCTTCGGCATCGGGCTGGCGCTGGGCATCCTGTACCAGATCAGCATCGCGGTCCCAATTGGCTTTGCCGGTTGGTTCGGCGCCTGCATCTTTGGATTGGCGCTGGGCCTTGTGGCGAGCAAAGTATATGACGCAATTAAATCAGCTGCAACGAAACCGCTGGGGTAGACCATGAGCGGCGCGGAATTATTTCCGACCGAAGCCTGGATTCAGGCTGTCTTTGTTTGCCTGTTCATCGTGATGGTGCTGTGGCTGCTGGCCTGGTTCTCTCGGCAAAACGAGAAGTGGCAAAATTTCATTGCTCAAATCGAGGAACAATGGCGCGTGTTCAGCAAGGAACAGCGCAACGAGAACAACGCCTGCATGAGAGAAGTCAACCAGGGGTTATCCGACCTTACGCAGGTTACTCAGGGGCTGGTGGCTGAGGTGAAAGAGATGAGGGCGGATTCGCAGCATTTCTACGAGAACTTCCACCTGCACGATGCGCAGGCGAAGGAAATTCTGCATGAAGTGAAAAACGGGAAGCCTGCGCCAAAGCCACGCGTGAAAAAGGATCCGCCGCAGTGATCAACGTGAGTTATCGCACCACTATCCGCTACAACCGCATTCCGGATATCGCGGCGCGCTTTCCGGGCGCTGTGCGGGCGGTGGTGGCAAAGGCCGCGCTGGATATTGAAGCGGACGCGAAAGCGCTTTGCCCGGTGGATACCGGCGCGCTGCGAGCCAGCATCAAAGCGGAGATTGACGGGACGCGGGCAACCATCGAACCACACAAGGATTACGCGGGTTACGTGGAATTCGGGACGTACAAGATGGCGCCGAGGGCGTATATGCGGCCGGCGGCTGACATCAACGAGCCGAGGTTCATCGCGGCAATGGAAGCACTGGCGGCGCACTTATGAGCAACGCAGCGAGCTGGATCTACTCGACATTGACGACGGACGCAACGCTGAGCGCGCTGATCGGCACGCGGGTGTATCGGGACCAGGCGCCGGAAGCGGCGACCTTCCCGTTCGTCACGTTCACGCAGATCGACGCGGTGCCTGTGAAGAACGCGTTCGCGGATATTTTGATGGACGGCGAGCGCTGGCAAATCAGCGCGTATGATGATGGAAAAACGTATACGACAGTAAACAGCATCGCGGCAAGACTGCGTACCCTGCTGCATAAGACGCGCGGCAGTAACGTGGTGAGCAGCGTGCTGGAAGCGGAGTTCACGCGGTCGGAAACAGACGACGCGGGGAACATGTACAAATCGGTAGTCTTGGACTTCCGAGTTTATACGAGTTAGGAGTGAAACTATTATGACCTTACCAGCAACAGTTTATCAAGGCATTCAAGTGGGTGTGGAGAGCACGCCTGGCACGCCTGTGGCGGCCAACAAGAAGCTGCTTTCCGTCTCACTGAAGCCGAGCCCACAAACGGAAACGAGCCCATTCCGGGCAATGGGCAATAAATACGCCAGTTTTGTCTCGCTCAACAAAGAGTGGACTTCCATCAACATCGAAGGGCAGCCAACGTTCAACGAAATCGTTTACCTGCTTTCGGGTCTGATGCACTATGCTGCGCCGGCTCAGCAAGGGGCGACAGCTGCTTACAAATGGACGTTCGTTTCGAACACGAGCGCCGCGGATGTTGGCAAGACTTTCACCGTTGAGCAGGGCGACGCGGACAGAGCCTGGCGGGTGGCCGGGGCGCGCGTGAGCGGGCTGACCTTTGACTTTGGACGGAATGAAATCAAGGTGAGCGGTAACGGAGTGGGTGAACAGCTGGAAACAGGCATCACCCTGACTGCCACGCCTACCGCGCTTGCACCAGTCCCGATATTGCCAACGATGCTGAAGTTCTACATGGAAGACACGCAGGCCGCTTTGTCTGGCGCTACCGCGCTAACCAATTCGTTCTCGATGCAGTGGAGCCTGACCGATAAATTTGGGCTGGCGTGGCCAGTGGGACAGGACGCTGTGGCCGTGGAAGGCGAACCGAACGCGAGTGGAAAAATCGTGCTGGCCACGGATACCGCCGGGCTGGGGTTGATCGCCACTTTGCGGGCATCCTCTACCAAGTGGTTCAGAATTGAAGCCACAGGCGGGCTGATCGCCACGCCTTACTACCATAAGCTCACAATCGACTTCCCGGCGCAAATCGAGTCGATTGGCGACCCCACGGACACGGACAACGTGTATACGATGGAGTTTGGACTGAAACCGATCCACGACGCGACCTGGGGGAAATCGGTCAATATCGAAGTTATCACCAA